CGTTACTACTACTGAAATTAATCCTATAGATCCTATATTAGACAGACTAGGTTACAGTAAGATAGAAACTAAATTCGAGAAGGTATTGTAAAATGGCAGTAGCAACAACAATAGCAGTACTCTCAACCGCAGGTGGTATAGGAGCTTTCACTTTCGCTGGGTTTACAGGTTGGGCGGCAGTAGGTGCTAGTATGTTTGTTAACTTCGCTCTTGGTGCGGCTATGAAAGCTCTTGCACCTAAGCCTTCTATTCCTTCTGGGGCTAGTAGAGGTTACCAAACTAATTCCATTGGACCTGCTCAAGACCACCAGATTATATATGGTAGGATGAGAGTAGGTGGAGCTATAGTATTTGATGAAGCTACAGGGGACAATAATAAGTTCTTACATCGTATAATAGCTGTAGCTGGACATGAAGTACAATCTTTTGATGAGATATACGTTAACGACGAATTACTTCCTACAACTTCAAACGGTTATCTAGTTAGTGATAACTATGTTAAAGTAACAGGGGGTAGTTTTTCCGAGGTTGAAGCTGGTAAATATTATTCTCTTGTCCCTAGTCAAGAGTTTTCATCTCAAGCTGAGATAGATGCTTTTCGAGCAACTTATGGAGTTGTAGCTACTGCGGCTATACTAGAAAGATTAATTAGAATTAAGACACATAATGGATCTTCAGATCAAACTGCTGATAGTTCTCTTATATCTGAATCTGATAAGTGGACTAGTGAGCATAGGCTTCGTGGTATAGCATATATGTACGTAAGACTTAAGTTTGATGCTGACGCATTTCCTAACGGTATACCTATTATTACAGCTACAGTTAAAGGTAAGAAGTTATATGACCCTCGTACTGGTTCTACAGCTTGGTCAGATAACTCTGCTTTATGTTTAAGAGACTACCTAACAAGTAAGTATGGTATAGAAGAACACACAAGTAATATAGATGATACATTAGTATCTAGTGCGGCTAATGTATGTGATCAAACTAACACTCTTGCTAGTACAACTAGGTATACTTGTAATGGTGCTTTTACTACATCTTCTACACCTTATGATATGTTAAGTGAACTACTTAAGTCTATGGGTGGTTCTATGTGGTATGCTCAAGGTAAGTGGCGTATGAAACCTGCTTACTGGACTGCACCAGTAATGGACTTGAATGAAGACGATCTTAGATCTAGCCTAAGTGTTGGTACTAGACACTCTCGTAGAGATAACTTTAATGTTATCAAAGGCACATTTAGAGGTGAGGAAAGTAACTGGCAAACTACAGACTATCCACAAGTTACTAGTTCTGCTTTTCTAGTTGCTGATAACAATCAAGAATCTGTAGCTGATGTAGATTTAGCATTTACTGACAACTCTATAGAAGCTAGAAGACTTGCTCTAATTTCCTTGGAGCGTAATAGACAACAGCTTACAGTTAATGCTAGTTTTAGTCTTAAGACTTTAGGGCTACAAGTTGGAGACAACATAAGACTTACTAACTCTAGGTTTGGTTGGACTAACAAAGAGTTTGAAGTTGTACAATGGTCTTTTGGTCTTACAGATGGACTAGACTTACAAACACAAATGACTTTACGTGAGACTGCTGAAACTGTATTTGATGAAGTAGATGATGGTGTAGTATACGAAAGAGATAATACTGCTCTGTTATCACCATTCTTAGTTCCACCTGTAGGACTTTCTACTTCTGTTAGAACTCAAGTTATACGTGAGAAACTAACTAACATTATAACTTTAGTTGTCACTTCTGGTAGTAGCGAACGTGTAGATCATGTAGAAGCAGAATTCAAATTATCCTCCTCTGATGATTGGATCACTTTAGGTACTGGTCAACTTGGCTCCTTTGAGGCTATAGATCTTGAAGATGGTGACTACGACTTCAGGGCTAGAGCTATTAATACTTTTGGGATTAAAGGTGAATGGGAGTATTTATATAACGTAAACGCTTCTGGTCTACTAGAGCCGCCATCAGATGTAACTGGACTTGTAGCTGAAGTTAACGGTGCTGTTATTACCCTTGACTGGGAAGCAGTACCCGACCTTGATTTATCATTTTATAGGGTACGTTATTCTCCTGAGTTTATAGGAGCTACTTGGGCTAACTCACTAACTTATGTTGATAAAGTACCTAGACCAGCTTCTAGTGTATCAGTTCCAGCTAGGGCAGGTACTTACTTAGTTAGAGCTTATGATAAGTCAGGTGTTGGATCAGTTAACTACACTGCTGTGATTGTACCAATAGCTAACATAGAACCCTTAGCTAACACATTAACACTCATAGACAGTCCCTCTTTTACAGGATCTAAAACTAACACCACTATAATTAATAACAACCTAAGAATAGATGACTATTCTACTGCACCATCTGAAGGTGATTACTTATTTAGTAACTACATACAAACAGGTGATAGTACAGTTAAAAGGTGTCGTGTATACGTCAGTGGTACTACAGTAAGGCATGATGATACTGCTGG